TGTTAAGGTCCATTTTATATAGTATCTGAGACAATTCTTCATGCATACAGTCCATCATCGTCCTCCTCTGGCGGAATACGAATCCTCAGCCCAGGCTCAGCCGTTCGCGGAACACACGCATGTTGATTGTGAATTTCGCTGATGTTTCCGATTGCTTTCTGCTGATGCCGAACCCATGTGCGTGCAACGGCTGCCGGATTTCGCATAAAGCACGACCGACTGACGCCACCCACCTCGACAAAGAGGAGTGACACAAATTCCGTGTCCGTGTTCATATGTCCGGCCCGGATAAATTCAGGAGTGAAGAGATGTGCGTATTTTGCCGCACGCAGAGCGTTTGTTCCGGGAAGGAGAATGGGGTTGCGAAGTGCATCGTAGACGTAGGCGTGGCACATCTGGCAATCCATGGTAAAAGTTGTTTTGTTGTAGACTGCGGAATCCGTTTTTGTTTACTTCTTATTATTCCTGTTCCTGTTCCTGGTGACCTCAGCCACGTAACCCTCCCACCCGTGCTTGGCAATGTACTCCATTGTCCGCATACACAGCCCGAACGATGCACCTGAGTGGCGGTATGCGCCGGACCCCATCTTCTCCGTGATACGCTCAATCATCGGATCATGTGAGAACATGAAGCTCTCTCCGCTGAACTGACGCATCCAATCCCACGCCTCTGCCGCAGTAATGGCCGCAGCCATGTTGTTGAACATTGCAACGTCTGACTCGCTGTAGCCGAGAGAAGCAAAGTCGTAGGTCGCCATTTTGATGTAAAAAGTTTTTTTGTGAGGTGGATCCGTTTTCAGAACCCGCGGCGGTTCTGGAGGTCGAGCTTGCGAAGGTCGTCCTTGTCGTATCCCGACCACATCTCCTTCTCCGCATCCGCGAGGTCCGCGCGGCGATTCTGGAGAAGCCAGACCCAGTCGTCTCGCTGGCCCTTCGTCATGTTGGTCTTGAGACGAGCCTCGATCTCAGCAATCTGGTCTCGCATGGACTCAAGCGTAGGCGGTGGCACGCGAACTGAGTAGCCGTGCTCTTGCGAGCGTGTGTCCGACTCGGCAATGGCTACGCCGAGTGCAGTATGGAGATGTGCAATCTCCTCTGCATGCGCGGCGGCATGCGCGTTCGGGAACTCGTCGCCATAGCGCTCTACGTAGCACGAGCGGCAATACGTATTGTCCGTCCACAGTTGGGACGACACTCCGCAGCCGCGACACGGCTCCGCATACTCATCTGCACAGTACTCGCACATGCGGCCAGTCGCGTCGCATGTGCAGCGGGGGGCATCCACGCCGCACCAGATGTCCTCCTCTGCCTTGTCCGCCCAGTAGCGTGCACAGTGGTCGCACGTCTCGCCATCGTCGCACGTGCAGACATCGTCGCGCTTGTACTGGCACTCGTGGCAGAGGTTCGGCAGAACGACCGCAACTAGGTTGCAGTCAGGGCACCAGCCGTCGGTGGCGCACGGGTGATTGCGCTTCGAGTCGCACTCGTGGCAATAGTTGGACCCGAGAACGGTGGCGCCCACGTCCCCGCAGTCAGGGCAGCAGCGGCAGGCATCGCAGGTAGAATTGAGCTGGGTCGTCATGTTGGAGCAGTTGGTCTGTTGGCAGAAGTAGAGGTGAGAAGGCATGGTGTAGGCGGGGGCTCTTACCTATGCCGTAGGATGATAGAATCCGTTTTTAGAAGTCGGTCATGGGCCAGAATCTGTGAGCGGATAAATCGGGTATCGCCCCCAGAGAAGAAGAGGTTTGTGTACTGGTCTATCAGGATACTGAGTGAACGGTGGAGGTTGCGGTTCTTTCGCTCATACACACTGAATCGACTTAGTCGCATATGTCGGTCGTGGTGCGAACCGTAGGTGGTGTGGCCGCGGGAGAGAAGTTCGGTGGAAAGACGTTGGTAGTTCGCCATAGCTGGGACGTGTTCTGTTCTTTACGACATTCGTTTTTATTCGCATCCACATACAATGAGCTCCACACCCACGACGCCGCCGCCGACGACAACCACTGTGACGCCGAGCTTCTTTGGCGGCGTAATGATGATTCTTGCGTCGTTCGGAGGGTTCTTTGCGTTTCTTCTTCACGTCGCTGCCGCCAAGTTGTCGTATGACAAGTATGGGTCCATCGGGTGGGCGATTCTCGACTTCTTCTTCGGAGCCATTTACATTCCGTATTATGCGTTCTTCCTCAATACCCCTTCGTCTTCGCAGCCCGCGATGGGGGGACGTCATCGTCGCCGGTGATGCGGTCGTAGACAAAGAGTAGCTTCTCTTTCAGATCGCTGACAAACAAGAACACCGCGTAAGCAAAGACCATACGACCACCGTAGAGTTCAATGAACTGTTCAAGGCGAGCGTCCACAGGAATCACCGGAACGAGAAAGTGGACAAGATATGTTATCCAAAATGACACCACGACCAAGAAGGACAGTTCAAGCGATATATCCGCAAGCTGATACCCAAGGGTCCCTTTTGACCACGTTTCATTGAAGCGGCTGAACACCACCCGCGTCAACGATGCTGCGACCCCAGCCAATACGACGTACATAACGGCAATGATGCTAAGATTCAGTGTCAACGACACAATGTGATCGCCCACGGGGGGAAGACGGTTCCGTCCCGTGTTCTTCATTACATTTTCACGCAAGAGAAGAGTAGAGTCAATGATTCCTCTTCGCACATGGGGCAAGCATCTCATGATTGACGGGGCGGGTGCCGCAGCCAATACGATTCGCAACCCTTCAATCATTCACGACTTCAACAAGACCTTGGTCAAGCGTATCGACATGGTTGCTTACGGAACACCTCAGATTGTACGGTTCGGTTCAGGTAACAAGGCCGGCTATACGCTCGTTCAGCTGATCGAGACGTCGAATATCTGTGCACACTTTGTGGAAGAGAACAACTCCGTGTATCTGGACGTGTTCTCCTGCAAGGACTTTGACCCCGTCACGGTCAAGGAGACCGTGGAGGAGTATTTTCAAGTTAAGCGACTCAAGATGAAGGTGCTTACCCGCCAGGCACCGGTTGTTGTTCGGCCGAGTTGTCTGTGTTTGGCGTAGACTTACGGCCCCAGGAACTCGGGACAGCGGCCTTCGCGTGCACGTGTGCCGTTCGAGCACGTCGACAGGACAGGTGCATCCGGAACGCTAAGCTCCGGGACAGCGGGCCACATGTCTTTGCCGTCCGTAAACTGCTCCGTGGTCTGAACAGACACGTATCCAGATGCGACGAGAACCAGTAGACCAATGAGTATCCACTTTAACGGGAGCTTGCCCATTTGTCTTTACATGAAGTTCTTTTTCACCCACTTGCGATCAGCCTTCATCTTCCGAGAACTTTTGGGCGCAGTTCGCTTCGTTAACACGGAGACTGCATTCAACTTGCGGAACGTGGACAGCGGCCCAACCTTCTTGACAACCTTACGCAGAATCTTGTGACGCGTGGATGATTTCATGGTTGTCTTGTAGCCCATCAGAGTTCCCTTCTTCAACGGACCAATGAGGTTGCGACGAGTCTTCATTTGGTTTCACTGCACAAAAACTTACGATGTAGGCCCGGGCGGCGGAGGCGGTGCGGGCCGTGAAGGAATCTTGGGTGCGGGAGTGACCGGCTTGGGTCTGAATGCATTCATGAATCCGAACATTTGTTATTCGCCGGGATTTTCGCTTTGTTTCGCACACGCTCTGCATCCTGGCTTAGGCAAGAACGACGGCCGCTCCGTGCTTGTCATGTACAAAAAGAGGATGACCAATGCAATGAGAATGAGCCACTCCCACATTTACTTGTTGACACATGCATTTTCCTGCGTGATAATACCGTTGAACATGACACGGCGAAAGAGTTGGGTATCGATGCGAACAACTGAACATTTGCGACGGGGTCCAGAGCGAACGACACGCTCCGACACCTCGGGGTTCGCTCGCATATACGCCTCGGCGCACTCCCAGTTGTACTCGGGAACCTCGGGAGTATCCTGGAAGAACACGCAGGAATAGCGTGCTCCGTGATAACATTCGAAACAGAAGATAGGAGAACATCCTTGGCACACGGCGATTCCCTGTTTGGCGTGGGTGGTGAGTGTGTCGTTATAGCAGGAAGGACAAATAATGTCCATGGTGTCACTGCTGGTTTTCGGCTCCGGCGTTTAAATTCGTTTCGAATAATAAGAGATGCCTACACTACGCCAAAAGGTCGATCATTTCTGTGTGGCCGCGGGAACCTCGAATGCGTCGAGCCAGCGGATAGCTAAGCTGGAAGAGGCTCTGAAGAAAGCCAAGGACGACATGAAGGCTCATATCAAGGAGATGAAGCATCAGCAGGCACAGACTCGCAAGGCAGCGAAGTCGCCGAAGCCCGCCAAGACTCGGAGGGTCAAGATGACAGACGAGGAGAAGGGACAGCGGAGGCGCGAGAGGGCGGTGGTCAAGGAGCTTGAAAAGGCGAAGGCTCCGAAGGTTGAGATGAACCCGCTTCCCGCTCAGGCCGAGCCGATGATGCCCGCTCCCGCCCCGACGTTGGCTCCGGCGGCTCAGCCCAAGGGTGGCCGCTCCCGCCGTCGTCGCATGCGTCGGTAATGTTTACAAGAAACTCCTGCGAAGACATTAAATGTCTACTGCTGATGCACCTGCTCCTGTTGCGGCTGAACCCCCGGTCGTCCCCGCCCCCGCGGCTGCCGGCCTGTTCGATTCGATCGACTGGAAGAACCCGGTTCCCGCGGTTATCAAGCTGGCTACCCACCTTCATTCGCTTGACATGCTGACAGCCGCCGAGCGTCTCACCATGCTTCAGGGCAGCTTACTGTATGTTATCAACACGTCGACAATGGGCGACGGAGAGAAGGATGCCGCCCGCGTGTTCGTGTCTACGATGGTTCCCCATGTCGTTGAGACGGCGGTGTCGGGCCTCGAGGCTGCTGCCAAGGTCGCCGTCGCCGAGAAGAAGGCCCACGATCTCATGGAGTCTGTCATGTCCAAGCAGCCGAGGATTATCGTCAAGAATGTCGAGGCCATTCTCGCGGATGCAGCCAAGACCAAGTGGTGGTGCTGGTAAACAGTCTTAACTCAGTAGACGGAGAGTCCTTAATGGGTATCCCGTATTACGTTGCGTCTTTACTTCGTAAGCATAAGCACATTCAAAAACCGTACGAAACATTCGAAGCCGATGTGCTCTGCATGGACTTCAACTGTTTTCTACACAAGGCCATCAAGGATGAGGACCCGATTGGCAGCGTGATTGCCGAGCTGCGAGTATACCTGGAGCGGATGCGTGTGAAGAAGGTGTACATCGCCATGGACGGACTGGTCCCGTATGCGAAGATTGTCCAGCAACGCTATCGACGGTTTCGTGCACCTGAGAAGGCGTCAGTGTTTGACCGCCATCAAATCTCGCCCGAGACGCCGTATATGCGAAGTCTCACGAAGGAGTTGAAACTGGCTTTCCCGCAGGCGGTTATTTCAGGAACAGACGAGCATGGCGAGGGGGAACATAAGATATTTCAATGGCTACGAACAATTGAGCCAGCGGAACGAGCCAATGTCGCAATATATGGCCTTGACGCTGATCTGGTGCTCATCTCGTTGGCACAACGCCATGTCGGAAACCTATTCTTACTTCGAGACGATGATGCCTTTTCGATTTCCGCCCTGGCGGCTGTTCTGCCTCTCCCCGTAGACGAGTATATTCGCATGTGTATTCGATACTTTGGCAACGACTTTATGCCCGCAATCGCCATGTTTTCGTTGCGCGAGGATGGACATGGACGTGCACTCCACATGAAAGAACCGGTCAAGATGGAGACCAAAGTCTTGATCGAGCGTCGCAAACCCCACGATGCGCATATCGTGGCAGCGGATGGCAACTGTCTTGAAGCACGTGTCGGGCTTCTGTTGGACGGTGTCATTGACTGGGAACCCGTGTGTTATGCATATTGGAAGACCTACGCATGGACTCTCGAATACTTTACCACGTCGCGTGTTCCCGACTGGTGTTGGGTGTATCCGTATGCCGAAGCTCCGTTGTTGCAGACGTTGGCTGATTTTGATCAACCTACGTCCTTCACATGGGATCATCCGACGCCACCGTTTCATACGAGTGCTCAGTTACAATGCATTTTGCCGGCTGCTTCTCTCCGGACAGCACGCAAGCGTGTAAAGTTTCAAGATGAGGTCTACGATGAGGCACGCGACACGCGTCATCCGTGGATGCGAAGGTATGCATGGGAGACGGACCCATATATATCAGTCCCGTGGGATCCGGCACGCCCACTTACCTCCGTAAGCGAAATCCATTTGCCGTCATGACCATGCGTCCACCTGAACGCGCAACCGGAGGCTGTGTGGGTTCAGGACCCGGGCTATACACCACAGTGTCTTCCGGAATCAGAACTTCGAACTCATTGCTCCGGGGACGCATGTACTCGTTCTCAATCTTTTGAAGCTCCATGATTCGCTTCAAGGCCGCCATTCCGCTCGCGTCCCGAAGCGTCCTCCAATGCCGATTGATGTGGTTAAGATACGCAGCTCGGAACGCATAGGTTTTGTTGAACTTGACGTTGTTTCGAAGAACGTCAAAACACGCCTGCACGGACGAGTACACGGGCTTGTTCAAACGGCGGTTCACCGCATTGTGTGCACGGAACGTGAAGAGCATGAACTCTCGGCGAGAATAGAGAAAGTTAGGATACCTTGCACGGTATTCCGATAACAGCTCTGTGAAATGTTCGCGGCACGACGGACACGTGATCGTATCCCGAAAAAGGTCAACCCATCGAAGAAGAAGCTGACGCTCGGCTTCGGTGGGCGAATCTGGATATAAAGATGCAACCGAGTGGAGCGTCATCCATCCCAATGGACCCCATATGGATGTCATTAGTCTATTTCAGCGAAACCATTCCTGCCTCGGCACCGCTTTCCATAATCAGCTTGACCAGTGCAGGAGGTGCTTTCGACCCAACCTCCATCTTTGCAGCCTTCAGTCGTTCACGCATGACCTTCTCCGGCATGTTGCGAAGGGTCTTTTGGATGTTCTTGCGTTTCTGCTTCTCGCCTTCACTGGTGAGAATCCGAATCCCTTTCCTGAAAGGGGGGCTGCTGGTGGGATCCCGGACGCCTTCGATCTTGCGGGCGGTCTTCCTCAGCACTCCTCGTGGAAATGTCTTGGTAGTTTTTTTACGTTCGGGTCCGCCAACCTTGTTGATGGTGATCGGCTTGTCGCTCATCTCCTTTACTCAAAACGGATAAACCTTATTTACAGCGTAACCGGGGCATTCATATACCATGGCTGAGTGGGATGCTGTCAAGGCATACTTCGAGAAGGGTGTTCATCGTCTCGTGGACCATCAGGTTGATTCGTTCGAAGACTTCATTCGCAACAAGCTTCCGTTGATCGTGCAGTCGACCCCGCCCATCACGGTCTGGCACGAACAAGATGAGGCAACGAAGAAATACAAGTATGAGTTTCGGCTTTCCTTCGAAAACGTCACCTATCTCAAGCCGCGGCTTCAAGAGGCCACGGGCCGCGTAAAGCCAATGCTTCCGATGGAGGCACGTGTTCGCAACTTCACCTATGCAGCTCAGATGCATGCAGACATTCGCTTCGTAGCCCGCACGTACAAGGGTCCGCTGCTCGATACGTTCGACGAGGAGTTCCGGGTCTTTGAGGGCATCTCCATGGGCAAGCTGCCGGTTATGTTGGGGTCGTCGCTGTGTCTTCTCAAGGAGTATCCTACGCAAGTCTCGGACATGGGCGAATGTTCGCATGACCCGATGGGCTACTTTGTGGTCCACGGTTCGGAACGCACCATTCTCTGCCAAGAGAAGGTGGCAGACAATCGCATCATGATCTTCCAGAACAAGAAGACGTCGTCCAAGTATCTGTATTCGGTCGAGATGAAGAGCCTGCAGGAGTCCTTCACGACTCCGCCCAAGAAGCTGGAGATTCGGTTGTCGTCCAAGTTCAACGGCTACGGATTCCCGATGGTGGCCTGTGTGCCAAGGTTCCGCGAAGACATTCCGGTCATGGTGTACTTCCGTGCACTTGGAATTCAGGATGATCGCACAGTGGCTCGCATCATCTGGGGCGACGAAGCAGATTCGCACGTCGAGCTGCTGGGTGCGTCCTTCCGCGATTGTGCTGAGCTGGCCGTCTATTCGCAGGAGGACGCTGTGAGGTATCTCACCAACCACTTGCAGTATGGCACGAATCAGGAGGATAAGTGTGCGTATGTCCGCTATCTGCTCACGACCGAGTTGCTGCCCCACGTGAGGTTTGCCGGGGAGTCACCGGTCCCGACTCTGGAGGTCCTGAACGCTCGTCGCACCATGCTGATGGCCTCCATGATTCGCCGCTTGCTGCTGACCTATTGTAAGCACATTCCTCTCGACGACCGCGATGCCTACCCGAACAAGCGTGTGGTCACCACGGGTGCCTTGTTGACTCACCTGTTCCGCCAGCTGTTTCAGAAGGTGTGCAACGACACGCGTAACGAGTTTGTTCAGGAGGTCAATAACGACGCGTGGAAGAAGGCGGGTCAGCCGCTGGAGATTCTTAACATCAACAACCTGTACAAGATTCTGAAGGTGTCGGCTATTGAGGGCAAGATGAAGCAGGCACTGGCCACGGGCAACTTCACGGTCCAGGGCATGGGAACGACGAACTCAACTTCCTTGTCAAATGCCACCAAGGTGGGTGTTTCGCAGGTGCTGGCTCGGATGTCCTATGCTGCAACCCTGAGCCACCTTCGTCGTATTCAGACGCCGGTGGAGAAGTCCGGCAAGCTGCTCGCTCCCCGCAAGCTCCACGGCACCTCGTGGGGATTTATGTGTCCGGTCGAGACACCCGAGGGTCATTCGGTGGGTATCGTGAAGACCATGTCGCTACTGACCTCCGTCTCGCAGCACGTGCCGTCATCCACAATCCTTCACTTCCTCTCAGAGCTTCCGGCCGGGGGCATCACGTGGATTACCACACCTCGCGTCTACGAGGGGACGTCCATCACAGTGAATGGTGTTCTGTTGGCGTATGCTGCGAATCCTCTCACGGTTGTAACCGCTCTACGCACAGCCAAGTGCAGTTCTCGCCTCCACCCACACACCTCTGTGGCCTGGTATACGCTCATGAACGCCATTCTCATCGAGACGGACGGTGGGCGTGTGGTTCGCCCGGTGTTCCGTGTGGGTGCACCTCACCCGGTGGGCGAGGACCGAAAGGATTGGATGAACTGGGTGCGAATGTGCATCGAGTACATTGATGCGTCCGAGACCGAGACTCTGCGAATCGCCCTGACCAAGGAGGAGGTGACGTCGCATTCTCACCACGAGATTCACCCCTCGATGTTGGTGGGTCATATGGCCGGCACGATTCCGCTGTCGGACCACAATCAGTCGCCTCGAAACACCTATCAGTCCGCCATGGGTAAGCAGTCTATGTGCATCTACGCCACCAACTTTGCCAAGCGGCTGGACAAGAACGCGTATGTACTGTGCTCGATTTCACGCCCCATCGTGGAGACACGGTCGATGAACATTCTGAAGATGCAGGAAATGCCGTTTGGTATGAATGCGATTGTGGCCATTGCCTGTTACGGTGGCTACAACCAGGAGGACTCGATCATCATGAACCGGACGGCCGTAAACCGCGGGCTGTTTCGCGGCCTGTATTACACGATGTACAAGGACGAGGAGCATCGGAACGTAACGTCGGGACGAGAGGAGAAGTTTATGCGGCCTCAGAAGCACAATACTCGCAAGTTCAAGAACACGAGTTATGCGGCGATCAATGAGAATGGAATTCCAGTCCTGCACGCCAACATTAACGAGAACGATGTGGTCATTGGCAAGGTGGTGAATCTGCGACACGACACGGCGGGGTATGCCTTCCGTGATGCGTCGACCACGCACAAGAATGCTGAGGCTGGCCGTATCGACGGTGTGTGGCAGGACAAGAACTCGGATGGCTATCCATTCGTCAAGGTTCGCGTAGTGTCTGAGCGTATTCCCCAGATTGGAGACAAGTTCAGTTCTCGCCACGGTCAGAAGGGAACGGTGGGCATGCTGCTGGACGAGCAGGACATGCCCTTCACAGGTGCGGGTCTGCGGCCCGACCTGATTATGAATCCACACGCGGTGCCGAGTCGTATGACCATTGCACAGCTGATGGAGTGTATCTTCGGAAAGGTGTGTGTTCGCAAGGGAACGCTGGGGGACGGAACGCCGTATTCTCACCTGAGGGTGGAGGAGCTGCGGGCCCAGATGCTTGAGCTAGGCATGCACCCGTATGGCAACGAGATCCTGTACAACGGCCAGACAGGTGAGATGATGCAGGCGGAGATCTTCATGGGTCCCACCTTCTACCAGCGGTTGAAGCACATGGTCATTGACAAGCGGCACTCTCGCGCACGTGGTCCGATTGTGTCGCTGACTCGTCAGCCGTGCGAGGGACGGTCTCGCGACGGTGGTCTGCGTGTGGGTGAGATGGAGCGTGATTGCATGATCTCTCACGGTGCGGCAGCCTTCACGAAGGAGCGTCTGATGGACGTGTCGGACCCCTTCTCAACCGGTATCTGCAAGACCTGCGGGACACTGGCGGTGGTCAATCCACAGGAGGGGCTGTATTCCTGCGGGTCCTGCGGCAACAAGACCGACTTTGTGCAGAAGACGATTCCCTATGCCATGAAGTTGTGGATGCAGGAGCTGGAGGCCATGCACATTGTGCCTCACATGGTTATGGAGTAAAGTGTTGGAATGATATAATTGAGGATGCCCGCCGTTATGCTGAAACCCGGAGTTCCGGAACCGCCTAGCGAGAGATATATACTCTACGCACACGGAGCAACTGCTCGGGAAGATCCACAAACGCTCGTTATACCCGAAAACTTACGAGTTGTATTTTTCTATGATCCGGATAGGGCGGATTCGGAAATATTCACTTGTAAGGAAGGATTGACGACACTATGCACAACAGCTTCAAACCAAACAAGGTGGGTATATGGACCGGGTAAACATAAAATTCGAAGTATGTATGTAGTGTTTTCCGAAGAAGGTGATTCCTATGCTAAACAGAGTAGCCATTCTTTCGGTCTCTATAAGTGCGATGACAAGGGGATGATGACGCGGCAGCAAATTAAATCACCGCGACCCCCTTCTTATGACAGAATTCATCGACCATACGACGAAATACCTCTTAATGAAGCCATACCATTTGCTCTGTTTTCGAATGCAAATCCCACAACCCCAACAACGCTGTATATATCTACATGTAATGCTAGACAGAACCTGCGCAGTGATCCAGTACTCAAGCCATTCCTTACGGAAGCAGAACGTAATCGGGCGCACGCAGTCGGCGCGACAGCTGAGGAGTACGCTGCATTGTTGAAAGCTTCGCAAAAAAGCGGCAAACGTCGCAAGACTAGGCGGTCAAAGCGGACCAAGAGACGGGGAACGCGCCACGCACGAGTTCGCTAACCTGACCCGAAACCTCGCGGATCTCCGCCTGAGCGTCGGGTCCCATGCGAAGGTGACACAGACGAGCATATGCGGCTAACGAACCCGTCTCGATAAACTCAGTCATCATGTTCTGCGGCAACACCATACGGGCCTGCTCGGGTGGAATGTTATTCGCCAGTAGATGATTATACTCGTCCACCGAGTGGACGCAGTGCATCCTTATGTACTGCATGAACCCCTTGTCGTCCGGATGCACGTCATCATTACTTCCCTGCTTTTTGCCTGGTGCACGAGTCCGAAGATGGGGAATGTGGAAGGTCGGCGGATCATCTACGTAGCGACGGGAAATCTCATTGCGAGAAAACCCAATCGTGTGCCGAAACCACTCACGTGCCATCCAAATCGGCATCCTCAGTCGAAACCGTAGCTGGGCATGAAAGAAGGGTGACGTATGCTCGTGGTCGGCCAGATACTTGATCAACTTGGCGTCCCTGTCCGTGAACTCGGTTGCGTGTTTCCCCAGTGACACGCGGGCCGCATTGACTACCGTCAGATCATTGCCAAACGTTTCCAGAAGCTCAACTTTGCAGTCCTCGAACATAACTATACTTCGGGGTCTTCATGAAGGTCATACAGAACCTGCTGGCGTCGACAGCATCCGCATAAACTTAATGCCATCCCAATACATGAGCTGAGTACCACGAGTCCGGCAACGATGGCGGCCGTCAGCTGATCCTGATCCATTGGTGTTTTCATATTGCTACCATGTAATTCATATGTCTCTCGAAGTCGTGATTGGACCCATGTTTGCGGGAAAGACGTCCTACGCATTAAGCCTTGTTCGCAAGTATACGGCACAAGGATTGCGAGTGTTGGTCGTCAAACCGGCGATCGATACTCGATTCGCGAACATGAACGAGCTGACGACACATGATGGGGATTCGATTCCATGCGTCACCGTAGATTCGCTGAACGGGTTAACCGCCGACTTTTTGGCGTCGTTCTCTGTTGTCATTCTGGATGAGGCACAGTTCTTTCAAGGTCTGATTCCATTCGCAGAGTTTGCGGTGGATACGCTTCACAAGACCGTATATTACATTGGACTCAGCGGCGACTCGGATCGTCGCCCATTCGGTGAGCTGTTGGGTTCGCTTGCACTCGCGGACAAGATCACCCATCTGTCAAGCCTGTGTATCTGCGGCCGCCCGGCACCCTTTACGCGTAGGTTGCAGACGGGGTACGGACAGATTGCCATTGGAGGATCGGATTTGTATGTTCCACAGTGCAGGACGTGCCATGTTTACAGGTAAAAGTCTTCAGCACGAACAGTCTGGAACAGGTCTGGCTTTCCCTGGTTCAGGGCCGCGATGGACTGCTCGTCCGGTGACTCAACGGCAATCGGGTAGATAAACGCATCTCGACGCACGCCAAGAATGGGATCGAACATGACCCAGTCGGTCACAAAGTGGGAAGCATAGGGAATCGAAACGTCATCCACCGAAAAGATCGCACAGAACTTCGCTGCCCATTCGCGTGTAATCATGTAACACTGGGCTCCCCATGGATTCGAAACGCCTACATTGCGAAGAATGATTTCGCCGCCCACGTGTTCCCACTGTCCACTCGGAATGTTGATATACCCCATAGACAGGATGTCGGTGCTCCCTGACATCATGTGGGGTGTGACAGCCTCCACCAACCGATTGAAGTCCTTGTGAAACCTCACATCGTCTTCAATGATGATTCCCAACGGATCTCCCGAATCCACCAACGCCTGCATACAGCGAATGTGTCCGAGGGTGGCCGCACAGCCGGTGGGGTAGGATGTGCCTCGCTCGAAACAGGTGGCTCCGCGACGCAGCACCTCTGGGTCGTCCTTCAAGGGAGACTGGACCAATACAATGTCAAGGTTCAAGGGTGCTGCGGCAGCTTTGAGACGTTCGCCGCGACCGGGGTCACAGTTGACCGCATAGACGCGCATTTGTAAGAGGGGTCGCCACCCCTCTAAACAGTTTTTTTCGGCTGTGCTTTTTTCTTGCTGAGTAGCATACAAGCAATATGGGTGGTGGTCTTCTTCAGCTCGTCAGCTACGGTGCGCAGGACATCTACATCTCCGGCAACCCCCAGATCACGTTCTGGAAGGTGCTGTTCAAGCGTCACACGAACTTCGCGATGGAGTCCATTGAGGTGACGTTCAACGGCCAGGCCGACTTCAACAAGCGTGTGACGGCCATCATCAACCGTAACGCGGACCTGATGTACCGCACGTACATCCAGCTGGTTCTCCCGGCGGTTCAGCTGGACGCGTCGAACAACCCCACGCTCACCCGCTTCCGCTGGCTGAATTACATCGGCCACCGCGTTGTGAAGACGGTGGAGCTCGAGATTGGCGGCCAGCGCATCGACCGCCAGTATGGCGACTGGATGCAGATCTGGACGCAGCTGACGCAGGATCTGGGCACGGTCAAGGCACTCGATGAGATGATCGGCAACACCCACGACCTGGTGCTGATGAAGGACCGCAAGGGCTATGCGCTGGATGTGTCCTGCGCGGGTGCTGAGCTGACGAACTCGTGCGCCCCCCGTGCCGGCACCCCGGCCCGCACGCTGTACATCCCGCTCCAGTTCTGGTTCTGCCGCAACCCCGGCCTGGCCATCCCGCTGATCGCCCTCCAGTACCACGAGGTGCGTATCAACGTGGAGTTCGAGCAGTGGATTAACTGCTGCTACTACGAGGCCACGGGTGCGGTTCTCTCGTCCGTCCAGTCCCTGACGGCTGCCTCGCTGTACATCGACTACATCTACTTGGACACGGAGGAGCGTCGCCGCTTCGCCCAGCAGACGCACGAGTACCTCATCGAGCAGCTGCAGTTCACGGGTGCCGAGTCGATCACGTCGAGCTCGAACAAGATCCAGCTCAACTTCAACCACCCGGTGAAGGAGCTTGTGTGGGTCTGCCAGCGCGACTCGTTCGTTGACTGCTCGCAGCCCGCGCCGACGTGGATTGCTGAGGTCAACGGCTGCCAGCCGTTCAACTACTCCGACGACTTCTCGACGGAGGGTGTGATCATGGACGTGCTTGCCCGTGGCTCGCTGGGCGGCCAGGCCGGTGTCACGACGAACATCGGTGGCACTGCTGGCCTCGGCGTCCCGACCATCGGCGGTGCGGACGGTGGCCCGTATGTCCCCGGTATGGGCATCGCGATCGGTCCCTCGCTGTCGGGTGCGTCGTGGCTGGACTCGAACCTCAACGCCTCGGGCAACGACCAGGCCTACCTGTTTGAGGACACGACCAACTACCTGCTCGCGAAGGTCATCCTCGACTCCGGCACGCGCTGCTCTGGCAAGTGCCCGATTGAGGTTGCCAAGCTGCAGCTCAACGGCCAGGACCGCTTCACGGAGCGTGAGGGACGTTACTTCACGTATGTGCAGCCGTACCAGCACCACAGCCGCACGCCGGCGGCCCCGGGCATCTGCGTGTACTCCTTCGCCCTCAAGCCCGAGGAGCACCAGCCGTCCGGCACGTGCAACTTCTCGCGTATCGACAAGGCCACGCTCCAGCTCACGGTGTCCGTGAACACGGTGCGCGCCGGCCGCACTGCCCAGGTGCGCGTCTACGCCGTCAATTACAACGTGCTCCGCGTGATGAGCGGCATGGGTGGCCTGGCGTACAGCAACTAGAGACCCCCGCGAGGTCCAGAACCACGAAGACGAACCAAACCACAAAACCAAATGCAGGCATATACATGCCAGGATTGGGATTTGTATAAGATGTCATTCGAAGGTGTTTCGTATCGCATGGCCGATTGCTGGTATAGTTTCGTGCCCATGCCAGATCATCCCATTCGCTACCTGGAAATCGGCACATTCTACGGTGCCAACCTCTTCTCGGTTGGGAGGTCATACGCACATCATCCGGACAGCAGGATGTACTGTATTGACCCGTGGGTCGACTACAAGGACTATCCGGAATATAAAGGACGTCAGGAGTCTGTTTACGAGGCATTCAGTCGGAACCTTGAGTCGAGTGGACAGAAAGAGAAGATAACGGTCATTCGCGGGTTCTCGCACACCGAAATCCCCAAGTTCGAGGATGACTTTTTCGACATTGTGTACATTGACGGCAACCATGAACCGGAGTATGTTCTCGAGGATGCGGTCCTCGCGTTCCGCAAACTCAAGGTCGGTGGGTACATGATCTTTGATGACTATGGTTGGGGTGGGCCCGATTTGACTACTCGTGGGATCGATGCATTTCGCTCCGCGTATCATAATCGCATTTCCCCCCTGCAGCCGCTGGCGAATACGCAGGTATTTATTACGAAGACACGTTAGAAGATACTCAATCCACATACATTTGTTGTAAAAGAGCAATGACCACTTATATTTCACTGGGCGATACATGTCAACCGGCATCGATGTTACGTGCGCTTGGTGTTCGACACGAGGCCTTTCCATTCGATTGGATCACTGGAAGCGGGGATTCAATCGTGAAGTGCATCGAGACTGACTTTAATGGGTTTCATACGAATCTTCAGTTTAATAGCCCTCATCTAGACCTTGGTATGAACACAGTGCTAACGGATAGTCTAGGGTTCAGTTTTCACCACGACTACCCTACAATCGAAAGTGGACCATCGATTATTGATGAAGAATTCATTCGAGAAACAACAATTGTACCCAACTGGTCAGACTACTATCCAACTGTCTATGAGAAATACCAGCGAAGGATTCTCCGTTTCCGATCAATTTTTCGCAGCCCTGGTCGTATTATTTGCGTATGCCATCGTTCAATGGAAGAGTGTGTCCGTATACTACATGCGATCCAACGCGTTTATGGTAAGGATGTACTCATCATAACTAACAGCGCGGAACGTTCGTTGCACGCCGGGGTTCTTACATATGTCCATTCGGACAACCACAGCGATTTCATACATTTAATGAACAACTTAAACGAGAACACTACAAAAACGCAATGAAGATTGCTTTCTGGGAGAATCAATTGACGCTTCGGGGAACAACTGTCGCCTGTTACGATTATGCGTTGGGCAACAAGACTATCCTTGGCAATGAAAGCATTGTGATCTACGATACAAGTCAACCATTCAATGATGCAACGGTACTGGCTAAGTTTCAAGCCGAGTTCAAGGTGTTTGGTGTGACGCACTTCTCACAAGCAGATGCGATATTGCGAGCTGAAAAATGTGATATGATTTACGTTATCGAAGGGGGCAATTGTTACGAACATGTTAGCAAGGTTTGTAAGACGGTGAATCACTGTGTATTTAGCTGTGAATACCCACATGGCGATGTATATTCGTCCATCGCACCTTGGGTAAAGGGCAATGGTGGAAAATACCCGGTTGTCCCCCATATCATGAGTCTACCAGACACCAGCGACAACATTCGCAGCGAACTTGGGATACCGGAATCAGCGACCGTATTCGGTCGCCACGGGGGGTATGAAGAGTTCAATATCGCATACGTCACGCGAATCGTATACGAGGTTGCGGCTACAAATCCCAATATCTACTTCCTCTTCGTGAACACGCGGCCATTCTGCGCCAGTCTGCCGAATATCATTCATCTGCCATCCATTGTTGATCTTGTGCATAAGGCTAAGTTCATTAATACATGTGATGCGATGATTCACGCTCGGGAAATGGGTGAGGTATTTAGTTGTTCGATGGGAGAGTTCGCCATTCGAAACAAGCCGATCTTTTGCACGGAATCCGGAGAACTCGGTCACCGTCATTTGATGGGAGATCGGGCGTTCTGGTACACAGAGTCAACTCTGAGCGGTATGCTTACGCGTTTTGATAAAACAAATGAAAGCCAGAAGGATTGGAACACTTACAAGGAATATACACCAGAAAAGGTAATGGCCATCTTCAAGAAGGTCTTTATCGACCCACGTCCGCTCCGCGTATTTGTCAATGGGTTCTGGAGTGGATTTGTCGAGAAGACCGACAGTGTGCACTTTGACTTCTTTAAACACGTTCTATCTAGTGCGTTGAAGCGAGACGTTATGATCGCGTCCTCGGCCAGCGATGCCGACGTCCTTCTCGAGAGTCATTTTGCCCCCTCTATTTTCGGGACCAAACGATGGACATATAGCATTTTCTTCTCAGGTGAGGCGTCTCTTCCTTTCCCGGAACATCTGAGTCAGTACTCCCTGATCCTAGGCAATCACCCCACCGTGAGCTGCCCTCTTTACTTGACGTATGATTATTGTAGACCCTTTATGTATCCAACCAATATCGCGACAGTTCCTCCAAAGAAGGTATGTGCGATCATCTCATCTGACGGCGGGCCTACTCAATTCCGTAATCGGTTTATAGATGAACTATTGAGTCGCGGCATACACGTTGACATGGGCGGCAAACACAGGAACAACATTGGGTATACCGTACCGGGGTCATATGGTGAGCCGCCGATACTTCAGTTTCAAAGTCAATACCGAGTTGTCCTCGCACTCGAAAATACAGAGGCAGACCACTACATCACCGAGAAGGTGATCAACCCGCTTCGTGCAGGAACCATTCCAGTATATTATGGATCGAGACTGGTAACCAACTATATCAATCCATCCCGGTTCGTTCGCATTGATGCCAGCAATATTGACGCTGCGGTTTCAGAGATTCAGAGACTATGTGTCGACGACGAGTACTGGCTACGAATGGCGAACCAGCCATGTTTTGTTAAGACGACCGACGAGTTCGTCGAAGAGGTGATTGCGTCTACTCGCACTGTATTGACGACAACCGATTACGGTGTTGAAATTATTGGTGATCTAACCCGAGAGCCAGAACGAACGGAGTCAATTAGGCCGATCATGGATTTCTATGGAAAGACTCCATCGGTTACGTGCTACGGGGAAGAAGGTACTAGAAGCCATCGGTTATTCAGTCAGTTGTCTCCGCGTACGCTTATCAATGCTGCGAGTTTGGCGATTAACCATCTGGTCCTACTGGAGAAATATGCAGCATCGAATCGGTATGTTGTTATCTTCGAGAGCGATGCCATACCGATGTATCCTATGGACGTCATAGACACCGAAATCCGAAAGGACATCGAAACTATGCGTGAGAAGTGTATCGACTTTGCATTCATCGGGTTTGGGGGGTTCGGACCGCTGACACAAGATCATAAACAGGCTCATAAGAAACTCAGTGACACATTGTGGCTCCCTCCAATTACAGAGTATCCAAACGGTTCTTCGAGATGCACGGAATCATACATAGCATCTCCGAATGGTATTCGTGCGTTCCTCGGATGGTTCCGGCCTCGGGTCAACCACAGTGTTATCGATTGGACGTTTAACAACTACTTTAAACAGAACCCGTCGGCCACAGGTTGCTGGAGAAGTCCGGAACTCTTCAAACAGGGTTCGATCTCAGGACTGTATGGTGGCCTTGTCCCGATTTAGTCAAGGCAAGTGGCACTTGAATACATAGAACCAACTACGCTCTAAGAAGTGTGCCTCTATCGGGGCGTCTTCATTGCTCAACTGAGATAACAGATTCTCGTAGAACTCCTTCGGTCTCGACCGAATCCTCTCCTTCGATACTGCAAATATCGCATTCCCGTACCAAGACATCGGGTCTGGGTAGACTGGATCGATGAACGAAATAAACCAATCAGAGAACTGGATCTTCGCAACCGAAGACGAGGGAATATGATACCGATTGATTAACGTATCTCTCATTCTGATATTGAAATCGGGCTCTGAATAATCATTGTCTCCTCGTTTCGTAGTATGGAAATTGTTAGAAAACCCACGGGCCATAGCGGGCACACCGAGATCTAATGCCATACGGTCGATGTCTTCCACATACCCATGGTCGGAGACAGTCGCCTGTAGGAAAACAGTCACGTTGGCAAGAGTGTCATAGTTCTTTACGATGTGATGTAGATATGTATGTGCTTCACGACCCACATTAGGGAGCGAAACCGTGCCAGGTTCGTCGACGCCACTCTTGTTATAGACAATCACGCTGTGCGAACATTTCCGAGTCCAGCTGAATGGTTCATTATATCTCGCGATTACGAACTGCGTCGACTGATACGCATCGACCCATTCGTATCCGCAATGTCCAGCGAAATGAACGAAGTAGTTCGATGCAAAAAACTCGGAGATGGTTAGCCGAGGGTTGTCTGCCATTGCCACAGCCAGAATCGCATTGAACTCATTGGGGAGAACGGATATCATCTTTCGCCGTTGTAGTTCATAATTTGTAGTTGTCTGTTCGAAGTGAAACCCGCGGGGGTGACCGATGTTTTTACGGGCGTAGTTCGAGAAGATAGATTTGCACAAGTCCCGATGCTTAGGTTGAAAGACCATAAGCCCGCCGTTGAATACATGAGTTGTTTCGAAAGTATACCCACAGAGTCCATGGTATCCGGTGGCACTTTCTTCCCAACCATTCTTGCGTTGAACTGCCAATCGCCTCTCTGGTGTTGGCTGCGAGTATTCGTCGACCATCCCGATACCATTTCCTAGAAGATGGAATGGTATTCCAGGTGCACGTTCGTTTATCAGTATATCTGCATCGACATAAACGATGTAATCATACTGATTCGCCCAGGGCTGCGAACAGAGCATGTATTTGTGAAAGCATAGTGTATCTGGATGCGTTAGTTCGGAAAGGTACGTAGTTATAACCCTGAAATCATACCCGTGGCGCTCGGCATATGCCTTCTGGCTTTTCATGAAGAGCCGCGTATACTCTTCGATGTACTTCTCGCCAATCGCGATGACACACAACGTGACACGCATTTAAATATCAATAATCGATATGAGTAAATGAGTATCAGCGTCTGCATTCCGACCATGCGCCGGTTCTCGTTTTTGAAGGAGTCGATCCCGCAGTATCTTGGGAATCCACATGTAACCGAAGTAGTCGTCACAGACGAAACAGGAGAAGACTACGCTGCAATCACAGAGGCCTTTTCGCATCCGAAACTTCGCGTCTACCAGAACGAGCGCCGGCTGGGCTCTGTCGAGAACAAGCAACGTGCCGCATCCTACGCGACATCGGACTTTATCGCCATCATCGATAGCGATAACTTCGCAGACGTCCAATACTTCGAGGCATTCAAGCACTACGTATCCAGACACGAAGTAACCGACACAATGGTGTTTCTCCCATCTGCTGCGAAGCCGAACTTTTACTATAACCAGTTTATCGGGCGCGTGCTGAATAAGCACACGGTCCGTCAGTATTGGCCGGAAATCGAGACGTGTCTGAATACGATGAATATGATGATCTCGCGCAAATTCCTTGCGACGTTTAACATCATGGCCGATAAGCCGATATGTGACCGCACAAGTGGGGCGTGGGATGCTCTCTATTTTTCCCTCTACGCTCTCTTCCACATGAATGCAACTCTCGTCGTTGTTCCGGGCATGGAATACGAACATCGCATACACGATGGTTCGTGGTTCATGGAGACGGAGGGAAGGAGTAAACACGTATACGAGACCCTTGTGCGGCGTTACTTACAGGTTGGAATCAGACATCTAATGTAAATGGACCTTCTCACGTGGCAGACACAACCCAAGAACTCGGCATCGTTGATCATCCAAGCGTCTTCGACGAACGAGGACGATGCGTGGATGCCATTTCCGATCGGTATGGGATACCGCTATCGGCAGTTTCATCTGGGGTCGCACTCCCAGACGGTGTTGTGTGCAATGAACCAGTACACAGATACACGCCGCCGCCCCTCGGGTCGGAATCGTCGGACTATCTTGGCAACGTTGCAGGCGAACGGGATACAGAATACACCTCTTTCGCCAGATGTGTACTTTGATACGCTTCCGTCGTACAAGTTTGTCATCTCGCCAGAGGGAAACGGGATTGACTGTCATCGCCATTACGAAGCCCTTCTGGCTGGATGTATACCCATCATTGAACGCAACACACTGGTTGAAGAGAAGTATAGGGGTTGTCCCATTCTGTACACCAATGACTATTCTGAGATCACGCCGGCGTATCTCGAATTGAAATACGAAGAGATGAAGACGCAGACATACGACTTCTCGCGGCTGTTCTTGGAGTTCTACCCACCTGAGACTCAGGCCGAGATCAAGCGATGCGGAAACTACTGGATGAAACAGTTAACCGGTCAGACCGTATACTGAACAACGTATTCGCATCGTCGTGGCCCGGAGCGTTGAACTTAGCGGACTGGAAGAAAGACGGCGTCTTGTTGGCCAGAATACGGTAGGTAGGTTGAAGCCGTGTCATTGCGATATCATTGAACCCCTTTGTTGCTCGCAACGCATCACAGACAGCCTGCTTGTAGCGGGGAGTAATGTAGAGAATTGCGTGGGCTGACAGCATGTTCACCACGCGAACGTGCGTATCCGAATACGGCTTGAACACACTCTCTTCGCTGCTCGTATCCACTGTTGGATGAGCCGCAGAGCGACTGAGCCCGAAGTAAATAGCGTCTGCTCCATGTACAAACTCAAACTCGCTCACGCCCGTGAACTCCACGTCGTCTTCGAGGACCAGGATGGGCTCGTTCATGTACTGCGTGAGGATGTCCATGGTTGCGTCGCACAAACACCTCGGGTATCCATATGTGCCTGACTTGTAATGGACAATGTCTTTGAAGCCGAGAGTAGCCAGCATGGAGTCCATATGGAGTTTCCGTGCGTGATACTTTTCGTTATGATCGGGGCAGATGTACACCACCTTGAAGTCTTGAATACGCATTGCTTAGATGGCCATATTTTTGAGGAGGAGATCGCCGCCAAAGTCGTGGACAATCGACCAGTTGGGGCCGAACAGTGCAAGCACCTGCTCGCGATTCAACTGTCCCTCGTAGAGGTCGGTCGCATATTCGGTGTGGACATACCGAGTGCGAGTCAATGTGTTTGCTCCACCTGAGAACACAATATCCTCCGCACCCTGGACATCGACCCACATGAAGTCAACCGTGCTCGACTTCAGACTCTCAATGTCATCCAGCCGGCGGCACTCGACCATGGTCGACTTCGGAAACGTGATCCACTTGTGAAGATCCAGGTGGCCCGTCGGCCGCTTGAGCGACGACGACGAAGACCAGTCATTGTCGTGATGCTGGGGGTCGCTCGACCATGCCGCGTTGCCAGACGACATGTAGAAGGGACGTGTTTCGTTCTTGTCGGAAAGAGCAATCGGATAGAACTCGCAGAGCTTGTCAATGCCCGTATCCCGAATGATCTTGACGTTGCGGGGGTCGGGCTCGAAGCCTACAATGCGGGCGTTTGGGTGCATTTCCCGGAACCTTCGCGTATCCTCACCAAAGTGACATCCAATCTCAACGAACGTCTTGATGTCCAGATCCCGAATGAATGCGTAGATATCCATTTGCCACATAGAGTGTTCTATACGTAAGTCCAATTCTCCACAATCTTCACCGGATACTTTGAATAGAACTCTGCCAATGGGTTCCGCAGCACCACCGGTGTGGCTCCGCACAGAATCGCTTCGTATACGCGATGTGTGTCGATGCCCGTTCCTTCCGGGCACAGCACATACCTTGACCGACAGAGGTCTTCGTAGTATTCGGAAGTCGAACGCCCAGACTTCACAACAACACGAGGGTCGTCTTTCAGTGCGGCCCAGCAGTCTGTTCGCTTTGAGATGTTTGTCCCAACTGTGAAGTTCATGTACATCTCAATGTCACGCGGAACGTCCGGACGTATGAAGGTGGACAGGAAAGGAAGAGCTGCATCCGGAAACCCAAGTGGAATCGTTGTCAACTGCGGATGGCTGACGGTGGTATTGATTGCGTAGATGTGGAGAGCAGTGGGAAGGAGAGCGGCCAGTTTGGTGCTGTCGAATGCTTGGTCTGAATTGTGGACGATATACACGTGTTTCCGCCGTGGCACGTGTGCAAAGGACATCACAAGGTCACCATTGATAAAGACGCGGTCGCCTGACCGTGCTGTGAGATTCAAATACCGTGGGTGGTTCGGATACCGTGGGTCGATCACCCATCGACACGTGTCTGCGAACGCTTTACCCGATATCATTGCTTCTCTCTAAGATAAGATGAACGTCTTCTCGTTCTGTCTGTATGGTCCCTATAATTCCCGATATTATCCGGGAATGATTGAGAACATTCGCTTGATCCGTCGCCACTTTCCGGGTTGGTTGGTGTTTGTGTATGTCGGGTCCGATGTGACGCCTGAGATGGTCGCAACCCTTCGGTCCGCGGCTGGCGTTGTGGTTCGGTTCACTGGAAAGACGGGCATTGAGAACATGATTGAGCGGTTTTACGCGATTGATGAACCCGGTGTCGATCTGATGGTGGTCAGGGACGCAGATTCTCGCGTCCACTGGCGAGACCGATGGGCAATACGGGACTTTGTTGATTCACCTGGGTTCGTTCTCCATACAATACGCGATCATCCCGAACACTCGGCCTCGCTTATGGGAGGACTGTGGGCCATACGAAAGTCGAGCGGTGTCGACATGCACGCAGAATATGAGGCATACAAAACCAACCCGGAAGACCGAGGGATTGCGTTAGACCAGAACTTCCTCAGCTGTCGCATCTATCCGAAGTTTCACGGTCAGATACTGGTTCACATTGGACAAGGACCGGCTTCACAGAACGAGACTGTGCGTGCATTTCCGACGCCATGGACAGGACGATTGTATTGCGGTCAAATCGAGTCTCCGGGGTTTATCGATTCAGAGGGAACAATCACCCTCTTCCGTCTTAAACTTTCTCGGTAAGACACAATGAAGACTCGTCGTGCAATTGGCTCTCGTCGCAAGGTTTGGAACGGAACGGCCCAGAAGACGCCGGGTGGACTCACCAGGAGTGACCTCATGATGAACAAGTATGGCCGCATCGTCTCGCGGAAGAAGGCGGCACATGCTCGCAGTGGGCGTGCGTTCACACGGCGGCATGCAAGCCACCTTCCAGGTCGGCGTGGTCACAAGGGAGGAGGAGATGAGGATGATGACGAATGAGCATCTCTCGCAGCTCGGGACGAAGCACCTCAGCCTTGCGAGCGGCAGCCAACTCGGTCTGACCTGTCTGCTCATACGCCACCATCAATCGATAGAAAATATGAAAGTGTTCGTGGTCGGCCATAGGTGGAAGCACTCCGGTCAAATACGCCCTTCGTAACCCTTCACCCGCCTGAATCGACGCACGGAGGTCACCTCCGACCA